CTGCGAACAGCCGCAACAGCGCGACAATCACGCGGCAAAGCAACGGCGTCCATCCGGCCGACACCGGCTACAGGCAAGTCGCTGACGTGCTGTGGGCGTGGCTCAAGTACGTCGGCTAGATCTAACCCCCGTTGCGCGGGGGTTAGAACGCCCCGCGCTCTTTATAAGGAGTATTGCAATGACCAAGATGCGAGCAAAAATGCAAGTAACCGCCGTCGAAGTGTCCTCGAATCAGGAGGGCGCTACGACTGGCGAGCGGCTGTCTTTCCGGGCTGTCGCGAATTGCCCTTATCCGGCCGATGGCAGCGACGAGAACAACACCTACGCAAAGTTCTCGCCGGACGCGTCACTCTCCATCTACGTGGCCAACCCTGCGCTGTTCGGGCAGTTCAAGACCGGCGAGGCCTACTACGTGGATTTCACCGCCGCGCCGTAATCAGCGTTGCGCGGGGATTACCCCGCACCCCGGCCCGCAGCGGCTTCTGCGGCACCCAAAGCCCGGCCCCGCCGGGCTTTGACATTCCTTGCCTAGAAATGTCACCCCCGGCCGGCCATCCTGCGGGCATGGACTTCGCCCCCGACATCGCCCTGTTCTACGCCGAGTTCGGCACCCCCGCCGCGCACACACCGGCTGGCGGGGTAGCGTCCGATCCGCAACTGGTGCTGTTCGATCGCAATGCATCCGGTCAGCTGGGGGGCGAAATCATCATGGGCGTGCCCACCGTCCAGTACCCCCTGGCCAGCTTCACCCCCGCGCCCGCCCGCGGCGACACCTTCACGCTCGGCGCCGAAGTCTGGCGCATCGCCGAAGCCCCGCAACTGGTGGATGACGGCCTCGAGGCCGTCGCTCCCGTCACCCGGATCGCCTGAGCCATGGCCGCCAGCCGCATCGAGCTCGCCCTGCAACGGTTTTACACCGTGCTCCAGGCCGCATTCCCCGCCCATCTCGTCGATCGCGGCCGTGATGGCGGCATCGCCCCTGAAGAATGTCCGGCCATCAACCTGCGCCGGGCCGAAGTGCAAACATCTGCACACGGCCTCAACAGCATCATCCACACCGGGGTCGTTGAAATCGACTTCTTCCGCACCGGCGCCGACCACGAAACCACGGCCGACGCCGACCACGTTGCCGCCCACGCCGCCCTGCTGGCCGACTCCGCGCTCAACGCCATCATCACCAGCCTGCTCGGCACCGAAACCGAATCCGCCACCGGCGACGCCCAGGCCGGACGGCTCACCGCCCGCTACGAATTCGTCATCTCCACCCCCCGCAACAGTCTCACCGTCTAACCCGGAGTCCCCATCATGCAACTGCCCAACGGCGCCACCCTCGACATCGCCAAAACCTACGGCACCGCCGCCACCATGTCGGCCCTCACCAACGCCTCCAGCGCCGTCGGCACTCTCTCCGCCGCCCACGGCGTCACCGTCGGCGATCTCGTCGAGATCACCAGCGGCTGGGGCGATATCGACGGCATCATCGCCAAGGCCACCGCCGTCGCAACCAACGACGTCACCTTCGGCGGCGTCGACACCACCGGCACCCGCTTCCCCGCCGGCGCCGGCATCGGCAGCGTCCGCGAGATCACCGAATGGACCCAGATCCCCGTCGTGCTGGATATGCAGCAATCCGGTGGCGACCTGCAAACCTATCAATACCAGCCCCTGTCCAGCTTCACCCAGAAGGAGATGCCCACCGTCACCAGTCCGGTGCGCCTCACGTTCAAGGTGGATGCCCAGTCCGCCACCTCCAACGCCGCGCTCCGGGCCGCCTCCAAGTCCCGCGCCAAGACCGCCTTCCGTGTCACGATGGTGGACGGCACCACCGCACTCTGGAACGCCGTCGTCTCCATGACCGAAGTCCCCGACTTCACCGTCAACGTCGGTCAGACCTACACCGTCACCCTCCTTTTCGCGGCCCCCGCCAACCGCTACTGATCCCCGGACGCCCCGCCATGCCCATCCTCTTCGACCCGCACCCCACCTTCACGGCGCCCGTCAAGCTCAGTGTGCCGGGGCGTCAGCCGGCCTCCCTCATCCTCGAATTCCGCCATCTTGGCCAGGACGAAATCGAAGCCCTCGGCGCTGCCGCCCTCAGCCCCGAGGGCGTCAAGCGCTTCACCGCCGCCATCGCCGCGGCCCCCGAGCCCATCGATTCCGAAACCCTCGTCGGCGTCATGGCCCTGGCTGATCTGCACTGCCGCGCTGAAAACCATGCCGATGCAGTGGCCCGCATGGTCGTCGGCTGGCCCGACGGCCCCATCGATGCCGACGGCAACCCCGTCCCCTTCAGCCCCGAAGCCCTGCGCACCCTGCTGCGCCGCTACCCCGCATCCGGCAAGGAGATCACCAAGCAATACCTGCGCGCGCTTACCGAGTCCAGCCTAAAAAACTGATCGCGGCCGTCGACATGCGGTATGTCCGGCGGCCGCAGCAGGCCCTCTCGGCGCTCGGCTTCAAGGCGGCCGACTACGACGCCGACGTCCTGCGCGTCTGGCCCGAAAACTGGCCCATCCTCCAGCTGCTCGATGCCATGGCCGACCGGTGGGATGTCCTCGTCGCTGGCAACCGCGTCCTGTATCACCGGCTTGATTACGCCGCGCTCCCGGTCATTGCCCAGGCCCACGGCATCCCGCTCACGCCCGCTACGCTGCAGCGCCTGAGCCACGCCGCCGCCGCCGCAAAAGCCCACCTCAACGCATAGCCATGGCCACCGAAAGCAAGCTCATCCTCACCGCCGAAGACCGCACCGCTGCGGCCTGGGCGTCGCTCAAGCAGCAGGGCGAAAAAGCCTACGGCGCCGTCAAAGGCGCCGCCGCCAGCACTGCCGCCACGCTCGCCACCACCTTTGCGGGGGTTTTTGGCGGTCTCGCCGTCACCGGCATCTACGCCAGCTTTGTCGCGCAAACCGTCGAAGCCAACGGCACCATCAAGGATCTGCAAGAGAGCTTCGGCGCCACCCTCGACGGCCTCTCCCAGATCCGCGCCGGTGCTGCCATCTCGGGCAAGAGCCTGGCCGAGATGGAAGATCCCATCAACAAGCTCGCCAAGAGCCTCGCCGAATCCTCCGACGCCAGCTCCGATTCGGCCCGCGCCATCAAGGCTCTTGGTCTCAACCTCGACGACATCCGCAAGATGTCGCCCGACCAGGCGCTCATCGCAGTAGCGAAGGCTTCTCAGGATTTTGCGAATGGCACCAACAAGGCGGCCGTTATCACGGCGCTGTTCGGGAGGGAGGGTGCCAAGCTCATCCCCGTACTCAACGACATCGCCGAAGCTGAAGGCAAATACCTCAAGCTCACCCAGGAGCAGATCGACGCCTCCGACGAGTTCGACAAGAACATCAAGCGCCTCAACCTCAGCTTCTCCGACTTCAAAACCGAGATCGGCAATTCCGTCATTCCGGCTCTGAGCGAGGTCATCGAATTCACCCGCCGCGCCCAGCGCGAATACGGCTCCTTCCTCGGCCTCGTCGTTGGTGGGGTAGGGGGTGGCGCGCTCAAGCTGTTTGGCGTCGATCTCGACGAAATGAAGCGCGCCGAAACCGAAGTCTCCGAAACCTTTGCCCGCCTCACCAAGGCCAGGCAAGAGCTCTTCGATCAAAAGGCGCTCAAGGCCAAGGGCCTCGGCATCGGCTTCGTGATTGACAACAACATCAAAAACGCCGAAGAGCAGATCGCCAAGGAAACCGCCGCCCTCAAGGCTGCCATCAAGGCCCGTGACGCTGTCGCCGCATCCCGCGCCAACGGCGGCGCCCCCAAGCAAAAAGACCCTGATTTCAGCCCCAACGCCCCCAAGGAAACCAAACCCAAGGTCGCCAAAGAGAGGGAAGACCTCAACGCCGGCCAGGACATCACCGCCGCCCAGGCCTACGCCCGCGCCATGGACGCCATCGGCAAGGCGCAAGACACCGCCGGCAATGCCGGCCGCACCCTCACCGCCGCCCAGCAAGCCCTGTTTGACCTCATGCGCTCCCCCGAATGGGAGCGCATGCCCCAGGTGTGGCGCGACGTCGTCATCGAGCAAACCGCCGTGGCCGTCGAAGCCGAAGAGGCGGCCGCCAAAACCAAGCGCCTCAACGAGCTCCTCGCCGCCACCGATTCCAGCCGCCTCGAAGCCACCCGCGCCGACATGCAGCTCCTCGCCCAGGCGCTCGAAGATGGCACCATCTCCGCCCAGCAGTTCGAAGAGGCCGCCACCAAAGCCCTTGGCAACGTCGCCGACAAAGGCCGCAGCGATTTCGATGAGCTCCTCTCCGCCATCGAAGGCTGGGGCCGCGACGCCTCCAAGAGCCTCGCCAAGCTGGCCATGGAAGGGCGCATCAGCATCAAGAGCCTGGGCGACGTCGCCGGCCAGGTAATCGAACAGTTCGTCGCCATGTCCATTCAAAAGCAGCTGATGGACCCCATCTTCAAGGCCGGTGCCGGCGCCCTGGGCGGCGGCAAAGACGCTGCCGGCGGCGGCTTCGACATCATGAGCCTGCTCTCCAAGGGCGCCTCCGCCGTCGCCGATTTCGACTACTCCGGCCTCTTCGCCAAGGCCGTCGGCGCGCTGCCCAGCTTCGACGTGGGCACCCCCTACGTCATTCAAGGCGGCATGGCCCGCATCCACCCCGGCGAGGCCATCCTCACCGCTGCCGAAAACGCCGCGCGCCTTGCCGCCCCGGCCTCCGGCGGCCAGCCCTCCGTCACCAACAACTTCAACTTCGCCGCGCCCACCGACCGGCGCACCCAGCAGCAGCTGGCCGCCGCCGCCTACGACTCCACCACCCGGGCCGCCCGCCGCGGCAGATAGCATGGCCTTCCTCGAATCCCCGCGCTTCCCCGACCACCTGGCCGCCGGCGTCTCCGGCGGGCCCGAGTTCGCCACCCTCGTGGCCAACACCCAATCCGGCGCCCGTCAGGCCCTGTCGCAATGGGCGCTGCCCCTGCGCCGCTGGCAGCTGCAGCACATCCCGGTATCCGACCGCGCCAGCTACCTCGCGCTCCTCAATCACTTCATGGCCGTCAAGGGCCGCGCCCACGGCTTCCGCCTGCGCGACCCCTTCGACTACACCGACGACGCCGCCGGCTTCCTCGATCAAGGCCACGGCGCCGGCCTGCCCACCCTGCAGCTCACCAAGCGCTACGGCCTGCCCGGCTGGTATCTCTACCAGCCCATCCGCAAGCCCGTATCCGCCACCCTCAAGCGCAATGGCGTAGCCGTCGCGCCCGGCAGCGGGGCAGGGCAGGCCACCGTGGATCTCACCACCGGCATCGTCACCTTCGGCGCCGACGCCAGTGCAAACGTATCCACTGCCACCCCCGGCGCCACCACCCAGATCGTGCTGGCCAGCAGCATCGGCGTGCTGACGGGCGGCGCCCTGTACCTCTCGGGCCTCTCCGGCAGCCTCGGCGCAAAGCTCAACGGCCAATCCTGGGCCGTCACCGCCGCCTCTGGCGCCACTCACACCCTCGCCGTCAATACCACCGGCCTCACCGGCAGTGGCGGCACTGGCGCCAAATATCCCCAGCCCGCCGACGCGCTTGCCTGGGAGGGCACCTTCGACCTCCCCGTGCACTTCACTGCCGACACCTTCGCCCCCGAGCTCGTCACCGCCGATCTCATCAGCTTCCCCACCCTCGCCATCGAGGAGGCCCGCCAGTCATGACCAGCCCCATCTTTTCCAGGTCCGAAACCATGACTGGCCGCGTGCGCCTGCGTATCGGCCTCTTCAGGCGCGTCATTGCGCAAGTCGAAGTTACGGTCAGGCTTGTGCATCCAGCATCAAATCAAGTCCAGCGCGAATTTGTCGTATGGCGCGACGCCAAAGCGGAAGACGTTGTCGCGGAGTTTCGCCTGCCGTGACCCCCGCTCTCCTCGCCCACCTGGCCGGCGACACCCTCACCCTCGCCACCCTCGTCACCGTCACCCGGCGTGATGGCCTCGTCTTCACCTTCACCGATCACGATCAGGACATCACCTTCGCCGGACGCACCTACCGTGCCGGCACCTACACCGCCAGCGCCATCGCCAGCACCGGCAGCCTCGCCGTGGATAACCTCGAGGTCGCCGCCGCCCTGGGCGCCAACGTCATCACCGAGCCCGATCTCCTCGCCGGCCTGTGGAACTACGCCCAAGTGCGCATCGAGCACGTCAATTACGCCGATCTCACCATGGGCTCGCGCATCCTGCGCGTGGGCACCCTGGGCGAAATCACCGTCGGCAGTCTCGAATTCAAGGCCGAGCTCCGCGGTCTCACTCAGGCGCTGCAGCAGACCATCGTGGTGCTCTCGTCCGCCAACTGCCGGGCCGATCTCGGCGATGCCCAGTGCGGGGTCGACCTCGCCCCGCTCACCGTCACCGGCGCCGTCCAGTCCGTCGACGCCGACAACCGCACCCTGTTCGACGCCACCCGCACCGAGCCCGGCCCCGCCGCGCCCATCACCGTCACGGGCATCACCAATGCCCAGTATGCGGTGGTCAGCGCGCCCGCTCACGGGCTGGTCGCGGGCCGTCTCGTCATGCTCTCGGCGGTAGTGGGCATGCAAGCCATCGAGCTCATCAACGGCCAGTCCATCTACGGCACCACCAGCATCAACGGCGCCTTCGCCACGGTGCGCAGCGTGCCCGATGCCGGCCACCTCGAGCTCAACCTCGACACCCGCGCCTACTCCGCCTATGCCGGCGGCGGCAAGCTCAACCTGCCCGGGGCCGTCGGCACCTTCGACGGTGGCAAGCTCACTTTCACCAGCGGCGCCAACGCCGGCCGCGCCCTCGAAATCAAAGCCTACGCCCCCGGCCTTATCGTGCTGGCCGCGCCCATGCCGTACCCCATCGCCGTGGGCGACACCTACACCGCTACCCCGGGCTGCGGCAAGCGCATCGGTGAAGACTGCGTGGACCGCTACAGCAACGGCATCAACTTCCGGGGCGAGCCCTACCGCCCAGGCCTCGACGAGCTCCTGCGCGCGGGGGGCGAGTAATGCCCGCCCGCATCATCAGCATGGCCGAATGGCAGGCCGCCCACCCGCGCCGGGTCGTCCGCCTGCGTGTGGTGTTCGATCCTTTCTGGGCCTTGCGGCTCTGGCTGTCCTGCTGGGGGATCAAGTAATGCCCACGCCCGCCGAAATCGTCTCTGCTGCCCGCGCCTGGATCGACACCCCTTTTGCCCATCAGGGCCGCCTGCGCGGCGTGGGCTGCGACTGCATCGGCCTCGTGGTGGGCGTCGCCGCTGATCTCGGCATCGCCACGCCCGATCGCGCCGGCTACAGCCGCCACCCCGCCGGCATCCTGCAGGCTGCCCTCAACGCTGCGCTCATTGCCGCCCCGGCCCCGGCCCCCGGCCGGGTGCTCCTGCTCAGGTGGGAGGGCGAGCCCACCCACGTCGCTCTGGTCGGCCCGCACCCCTCTGGCGCCTTCAGCCTCATCCACGCCTACGCCCCGTCCCGCAAGGTCGTCGAACACATTCTCGACGCCACCTGGGCGGCCCGCATCGTTCAAGCCTACGAGTTCCCCGCATGAGCACCCAACAAGTCATCACTGTTGCCTTTGCCGCTGCCGGCTTTGCCATCGGCGGCCCCACGGGCGCGCAAGTCGGCGCCATGATCGGCTCCGTGGTGGGCGGCATGGTCGACCCCACCAACGTCCAGGGCCCGCGCCTGGGCGATCTGTCCGTCCAGTCGTCCGCCGAAGGCGCGCCCATCGCCCTGGCCTTCGGCGCCGTGCGCATCGCCGGCAATGTGCTGCAGTGCTCCGAAAAGCGCGAGCGCGCCCACCGCGAAAGTGCCAAGGGCGGCCCCACCACCACCACCTTCACCTACAGCGTCGACGTGGCCGTCGGGCTGTGCGTCGGCCCCATTGTCGGCGTCCGCCGCATCTGGGCCAACAACAAGCTCATCTACGACGCCACCGCCACCGCCAGCGCCGCCAACATCGTGGCCAGCGGCAAGGCTGCCTCGGGCGTGGCCGTCTATCTCGGCACCGAAGATCAACTGCCCGACCCCACCCTCGAGGCCATGACCGGCATCGGCAGCACCCCCGCCTATCGCGGCATGGCATACATCGTCTTCAGCGGCCTGCAGCTGGCCGACTTCGGCAACGTCGTGCCCAACTTCCAGTGCGAAGTCATCGCCAGCGGAACGCAAGTCCCATACCGTCGTCTGGTGGCGGCCACGCTCCCCCAGCAGTGGCGCACCTCCTACGCCCCCGGCATCGGTACGCCGACGATCTACAGTATCGATACCGGCATCATCCGCGTCGGGGTCTCTGGTGGGCTGGGTGGAACCACCTACCTGTACGATTTTGACGGCAACTTCCTTGGCCTGGAAGCCCGTCAGCCGGCCGAAGCTCAGTGGCCCATCGCCCAATACGGTAGCTACCCCAATATCTTTTGGGGCGTCGGGCGCCTATGGGACGGCACCCCTCTGTACTACGCCTATTACTATCGCCGCATCATCGGCGCCCAGCAAACGCTCATTACGGGATCCGAATACCAGATACATAAAGACGCCTCCGGTGGGCTCCCCGTCGGGCGGCAGTTGCTCTCGTGCTGCCTGTCATCCAATGGCCGCTACATCTTTTCCATTACCGCCCCCGCCGGGAGTACCGCTGGTAGCGGTACAGGAGACTGCTGGCACATCACCGAATGGACGGGCGAGCACGCCGAGCTGGTGTCTGAAGGGACAATTGATAATCCAGTTTATGAGTACATTTTTGGCCCCGGGTCCATCCCCCAAAGTAACTCTGCGGGGATGATGGAAGATGACCTCAGTCATATCTGGAATGTTTATGGTGCGGGAACCGGGGATGTCACCGTCTATGAAATTGGATCTGACGGAGTGCTGCGGAAGGCTAAGGTTTTTCGCCAGTACCCCGATGGCGATGGGCTTGAGCCTCATGTATTCACCTTCCCAAGTTGCTATGTTTCTGCCGGCGTCTGCGTGTCGATCACCGGAAATGGGCTTTGTGTGCACACACGCCTTCCCGCTCTCGATCCCACCCCCGTCCCGCTCTCCGGCATCGTCACCGCGCTGTGCAAGCGGGCCGGCCTCACCGACGCCCAGATCGACGCCTCGGCCCTCACCGAAACCTGCCACGGCTACACCGTCGCCAACGCCGGTACGGCCCGCTCCGCCATCGAGCCCCTACGCCAGTTCTGGCCGTTCGACGTTCGAGAGGAAGACGACAAGCTGGTGTTTGTTCCCCGTGGCGGCGCCCAGGTTGCGCAAATCCCGTGGGGCGATCTCGCCGCCCACGAATCCGGCAGCCCGCCCGAGCCGCTCCCCATCGCCATGGCCGACGAGACCGAGCTCCCCACGGTCGCTACCATCGTCTATCTCGCCCCGGGGGCCGACTATCAGGTGGCCTCCCAGCACGCCCGCCGCACCCGAGTCATTACTCCCGGCCAGCAATGGCCCATTGCCCCCGCGCAAAACGTCACCCGCATCGAGCTCCCCATTGCGATGACCGACGCCCAGGCCGCCCGCGCTGCCGCCACGCTGCTTTGGGACGCCTTTACTGCCCGCAAGACGGTCACCTTCTCGGTCACGCTCGCCCACGCCGGCCTGCGCGTCGCCGACCCCGTGCAGATCATCAGCGCCGGCGCCTCCTACAATCTGCGCATCACTCGGATCGAAGAGTCCGGCCTCGTCCGCACCATCTCCGCCGTCTTCGAGGATTCGGCCATCTACCAATCCGCGCCCCCGCCCGCCATCCGTGAGGGGGTTACTCAGCAATCCATCTCCCTCGCCGGCCCCACGCGCCTGGCGCTCCTCGACATCCCCATCCTGCGCGATGCCGACAACGGCCCCGGCTACTACGCCGCCCTGGGTCAATACCTCCCTGGCTGGCCCGGCGGCAGCCTCTACACCAGCGCCGATGCCGGCGCCACCTGGACACTCGTCGACACCGTCGCCAACTCCGCCACCCTCGGCACCACCATCGGCGTTCTTGGCAACTGGTCGGGCGGCAACGCCTGGGACGAAACCAACAGCGTCATCGTGCAGCTGCCCTCCGGCCTCGCCCTCGAAAGTCTCGACGCGCTCTCGGTGCTCAACGGCGGAAACGCCGCAGTCATCGGCGACGAGATCGTCCAGTTCCGTACCGCCACCCTCGTCGGCGTCGGCCAGTACCGCCTGTCCGGCTTCCTGCGCGGCCGCAAGGGCACCGAAGACGCCATGGCCACCCATGCCGACGCCGACCGCTTCGTCCTGCTCGATGGCGTCGCCGGCCTCATCCGCGTGCCCGGCAGCCTCGCCGACATCGGCAAGGCGCGTCTCTTCAAGGCCGTCACCGCTGGCCAGGCGCTTGAGGATGCCTCGCAAGTCGAATGGACGAACAACGGCCGCGGCCTCAAGCCCCTCGCGCCTGTCGCCATCGCCGCCGGCCGCGACGCCTCTGGCAACGTGCTCATCCAATGGACCCGCCGCAGCCGTATCGACGCCGACTGGCGCGACGCCGCCGACGCCGCCCTGGGCGAAGCCGCCGAGCTCTACCACGTCGAAATCCTCTCCGATCTCGGGGTCCTGCTCCGCACCCTCACCAGCACCACGCCCGCCGTCACCTACTACGCCGACGACTGCCTAGCCGATTTCGGCAGCATGGCCACCTCGATCCCTGTGCGTGTCTATCAGGTATCGGCGTCCATCGGCCGTGGGCTGCCGGGGTCGGCCACCCTCAGCCTGCCGGCGTACAGCAGGGTGGTGGATCCCTTCTTCGCCGGTATGCTCGATACCGCCGCCGGCAGCCGCTGGGCGCGCATTCTGTGCCGTGACGGCGACTCCATGACCGCCGTTGTCGTCGGCCGCAAGCTCGATGCCGGCACCAACAAGGCCTGCCGGCGCTACTTCAAGAGCGCGGGCGCCAGCGCCGGCAACACCTGGCAGCAGATCGGCACCGATGTCGTCTGGCCGCTCGATCCCTACGTCGAATGGCAGCCCACTTTCGTCCTTGCCGCCCAGTCCCCATCCGACAACTGGCTGGGCTTCGGTGCGCTCGTGACCGCCGGTGTACGCGAGTTCGTCTATGGCACGCCCACGGCGCTGCCCGTCTCCCGCGGAGCCGATTTCGCCGCCACCGACGCGCCGCTCTCCATCTCCTGGGCGTCGTCCATCGGCCGCTTTGTCGTGGCCACGGCCTCCGGCAAGCTCTACAGCAGCACCAACGGCGCAGCCTGGACGCTCGAAGGCACACTCCCCAGCGCCGGCCCCATCTACCGCACCGGTGCGGGCTGGGTGCAGCTGGTTGGTTTGCCCACCGCCGCCAACCCCACCGCCGCTGCGCCGGAGCTCCATTACACCAGCGCCGGCACACCGCTCACCGGCTGGTCGCTCAAACTCTCCGGCGTATCCGTCACCGGCTATCCGCTCGCCAGCTTCCCGGGCGAACCGTCGATTTCCGGAAGCGTGGTCTATCTGGACGTCTGGGGACGAGAATTCACCGCTGGCGACGGCGCCACCATCACCCGCACCGCCCGCATCTACCGCAGCGCCGATGGCGGCGCCACCTGGTCGGCAGATCTCGCTGCCTCGGGTGAGTTCGTCGGTGTCTACCCCGACCCATTCGTCCCGGCCAGCCGGGGTCCGGTTCACCAGATCGGGTCGGTGGTCATGCGGCTCTCGCCCGTCGTCGTCAGCACCATGCAGCCTAACCAGTCCCTGCGCCGCTACGCCTCTGGCGACTGGCGCATCGTCGCCACCAGCGGCGTCCCGGCCTACAACAACGGCTCCATGCACGCCAACAGCTACGCCGCCGCAATCACCGGCCTCGTCGATAAGCCCGCCATCCGCTACAGCACAGACGGCATCGCCTGGCGCGACCCCATCGTCTATCTCACCTAAGGACTGCCATGCCCACTATCGACCAGATCCTCACCGCCCAGGCGCAAAAAGAGGTCACCGCCAATGCCGGCATCGATGCCGTCTCCGTCGCCGGCCTCTTCGGCCGCCGCGCCTCCACCTGCGTCGGCCTCAGCTGGGGCTACTACGGCGGCACCATGCTCATCGGCGGCGTGCTCACCCAGATCCCCAGCGGCACCGTCACCCTCGCCGCAAGCGCCACCAACTACATCGAGGCCAACCCCAGCACCGGCGCCGTCACGGCCAACACCACCGGCTTCACCTCCGGCCGAATCCCGCTCTACAAAGCCGTCGTCGGCGCCAGCAGCGTCACCAGCTGGGAGCAATTTCGCGTCATCCAATTCGCCACCATGCCGTAACCCAGGAGCCTGCCGCCATGCCCGACCCGATCATCACCACCGCCGCCACCGACGCAAGCAAAGACCCGACCACGTACGGCCTGCTCACCTACATGTGGGTATTCGGGCTGTCCTCCTGGGGGGGGCTTCGTCAGCTTCATGCGCAAGCGCCGGCAAGGCGTCGCCCGGCCGTTCAACATCGCCGAGTTCTTCGGCGAGATTGCAACCTCGGCTTTCGCGGGCGTGCTGACCTTCTACCTGGCCGAGTCCGCCGGCCTGCCGCAGATCATGACCGCCGCCATGGTCGCCATCTCTGGCCACATGGGCGGCCGCGCCATCTTCCTCATCGAGCGATGGATGGAGCGAAAATTCCCCATGTCCGCATCCGAAGAGGAGCCCAAGCCATGAACATCGCCACCCTCCAAAAGGCCCTCGTCCGCGACGAAGGCCTTCGCACTCGCCCGTACCGCTGCACCGCCGGAAAGCTCACCATTGGCGTCGGCCGCAACCTGGATGCAGTAGGAATCACCCCCGCCGAAGCCATGGCCATGCTCGATAACGACATCAAGACCGTCGCCACCCAGCTTGACGCCAAGCTGCCCTGGTGGCGAAATCTCGATGAGGCGCGCCAACACGTCCTGGCCAACATGGCCTTCAACATGGGTATCGAAACCCTCTGCACGTTCACCAACACCCTCGCGCTCGTCCAGGCAGGCAAGTACGACGACGCCGGCAAGGCGATGCTGCAGAGCAAGTGGGCTGGCCAGGTCGGCCCCCGCGCCACGCGCCTGGCCGTCCAGATGCAGACCGGACGGGAGCAGTAGAAATAAATGGGGCAACTATGGGGGCAGTAGCCTGATATTGTTTTTATATAGTCAAATAAAAACAATAACTTAGATTTATTTTGTGAATCCCTCCCTTTCCGCCAGTAGTTCGACAACGGCCCTTCGGGGCCTTTGTTTTTTCTAGGGTTTCTTGTAAATCAAGGGCTTGCAGCACGCCCCTTGCGGCTTCCTCGGGTACATCGCTGGGAACATCCAGCTAAAATCTCAGGATGAAAGCCGACAAGATGACACACCCGAAGATAGAGCGGCACGGGGAGCAATGGCGCTACAAGAAGCGCATCCCTGGCGATTTGCTCTCTCACTTCAACGGTTCCAAGTTCCTCGTCTTCACCACGAAGACCGCTGACCAGCGCGCTGCACGGGCTGAGTGCGTCCGCTGGCTGGCCGATCATGAATCAGAGTTCCAGAGGCTTCGGCAGATGCTCACAGGGGGTTCCTCGGTGCCTGTCCGTGCGGGGCTGTCCTTGCAAGAGCTAGGGGCGGTGCTGGCCGAGGAGGTGGCCCGCTTCAAGGCTGAGAAGCTGGCGGCAGATGAACTCACGGTTGAGCAGGGGAAGCTGGGATTGAGGGTCACTGACCTTGAGTTCCGCCTTTCCATCATCGGCATTGATCCTGAGTCCGCCCGGCTAGCGGTCCAGGGATTCCCCGAGGAGCGGGCGCCCTTTGAGGCCCTGGCGTTGCGTCGCATGGCTGGCGTAGGTGTTCCCCTTGAGGCGTCGTCAGATGCCGCCAGAAGCGCCGCAATTGGCTTCGCGCGGGGCTCCTTGGAGGTCGCCGAGATAGTCAAGCTGCGGGCTGCTGGTGGGCTGGATTCCACGCCTAGCCCGTTGCCTCGTCCGGCTATTGCTGCGCCGGTGGCGCCTGTCGCAGCCAAGGGGATGCACAAGCTATCCGAAGCCCTGACGCCCTGGCAGGCGTTCAAGAAGCCCTCGTCGGGGTCTGTGGAAATCTACACGGCGGGCGTTAAGGTCTTCGAGGAGCGCTTCCCCGACCTGTACGCCGAGACGATTACGAAGGCTGACGTGAAGGCGTTCGTGTCCAAGCGGATGGAGGAGGGCAAGAGCCCGAAGACCATTGAGAAGGAGCACGGCATCATCCGTGCCTTGCTGACCTTCGCCGTTGAAGAAGGCTGGCGGACGGATAACCCTGCATCGGGCGTCATGCTCCCGAAGGACACGGGAGGCCGGAAGCGGCGGGGTTACAAGCCCGAAGAACTGGCCGCCCTGTTCAAGACCGACGTATTCACCAAGGGGGACCGCCCCATCGGCGGGAAGGGTGAGGCTGCATTCTGGCTCCCCTTGCTCGCGGTCTTCACGGGCGCCCGGCGGGAGGAACTGGCGCAGCTTGCTACGGACCGGGTGAGGGTTGAGGCCGGCGTTCCTTACCTCGCTCTTGATCCGTTGGATGATAGCGGGCGCCTCAAGACGGACGAATCACGGCGGGCAGTCCCGCTGCATCGTGAGTTGATCCGCCTGGGCTTCCTGGAGTTCGTGGAGGACTGCCGCCGGGCCGGTGGCGGGCATCTTTTCCCGCAGCTCAAGCCGAACAAGCGGGGTCAGTACGCGGCGAAGTTCGGGGACTGGTGGGGCCGCTACGTGCGCGACAAGGCGGGCGTTGAAGACCCGATGATTGCGCCCATGCACTCCTTCCGCCATTCCGTTATCACCGACCTGCGCCAACAGCGCATCCGGGAAGATGAGGAGCGGCAGATTCTCGGGCATACCGACAGGGACGGCCGGGGCGCTCAGAAGGACTCCCACGACGGTTACGGGGAACATCTTGTGCCCACGCTGGCCGAGGTGGTCAATCTCATCTCCCATCGCGGGCTAGACCTGTCGGGCGTGAAGCCCTACGTGTCCCGCTTCAATAAGCCGGGCGGCTGACCAATCCCCTTAGATTCATTTTCAGGCCGCCTCTCGGGCAGGGGGCGGGCCTGTATCCCATCACGCCCATACGCTAAAAGGAGAATCACACCATGCAATCCATCATCTCCCGCGCCGCCTTCCGTGCTCTCGTGTCCATCGCTGGCGCCCTGCTTTCCCCGTCCCGCCGTGTCGTTCTGGAAGCGACCGGGCCGGACTGGATGAACGACCGCCGGCTGTCCGATACGGTCCTGGCCTATGGCGACGGGAGCGGCCTTGAGGTGGCCTATCGGGGCCGCCTGTGGGTGCTGACGACGGAAGCCCGCCGGGCCTCGCTGGAGGGCGTCTAATGGCCCTCCTGGCGGTCAATCAGAGCCCGTAGAGGGCTCGGAAGGCTGGCCTAACTGTAGTGGTCAAGTAATACCGGACACCTCGATAGGGTGCTGTACTGCGGTTTTCCGTTCATAGGCCGTGGGCGGCAGGTAGCCCAGCGTCGAGTGCAGACGGACGTTGTTGTAGAACCCGACGATGTAATCGGTAATGTC